TGCATAGCAGTGAATTGATTAGTCATAGAAAGACTTTCAAGTTCTTGCTGAATGCCATCTTTAAGCATCTTGCGACCCTCTTTGAGCTGAGCAGATTTCTCTGCAATAGCTAGCTCATTGAGTGCCAACTGCTTTAGATATTGTGACATATAATCACCCCCTTTCCTCAACATAGGATTGCTTAACTCCCACCAGGTCTTCCAGCTCTGACTAGCAATTCGTTAGGACTTAATGGTTTTGTTTCCTTGCCAACTCTTCTAGTTCTCGGTCATCAATCTTGTTGATGTTTTAATCCTTACATACAAAAAAAGAAAAGTCAAATAAAAAAAAATATTTCTCTGAAAGCCTTACTGAGCAAGGGTTTGAAAAACTAAATAAAAAAAGTAAAAAGATATCTTTTTTCAAGTGATTTGTTTTGTAATATACAAATATACAGACACGTACACAAAAAAATATATATAGCGTGCATACATATATATACCCCTGACACATATAGAGCAAAAACTAAGGGTTAAAAATAATGCTTGCATTTTAGTGGGGAGTAATATATAATATATATAATAATATAATACTATATAGTTTAAGAGGTATTTAAAATTAAATATTATAGTTTTATATTATTACAATATAACAACTTAACAATATAACAATGTAAAGGTCTTAAATACTTTGGAAACTATAGAGACTATATCTACATCACCATATATTAATTTAAATAATTATCTTAATTTAAAAATAACACAAGATTCTAAATCTGATTTTATAACATTTGTTAGGAAGATTGCTCCTATACTTGTTTCTGATTGGAAGATGGGTCGTCACATAGAGGTAATATCAGAAAAATTAAAACAATTAGAAAGTGGTCAAATAAAAAGACTAATGGTGTTTTTACCACCACGTTCCTCTAAATCTGTTATTTGTTCTAAATTGTTTCCTGCATGGTATATTGGTCGTAATCCAGAACATGAGATATTAACTGTTTCTCATAGTGACCAGTTGTCTTCAGACTTTGGTCGGTCTGTTAGAGATGTTGTAGACTCTGAAGAGTTTCAAAATATATTTAAGGGTGTTAAATTAAGAACGGATGTTAGAGCTGCAGGTAAATGGAAAACAAATCAAGGTGGTAGTTATTATGCAGCAGGTGTTAAATCTCAGATAGCAGGTCGAGGAGCTCACATAGCTATACTAGATGATGTTATGTCTGAAGAAGATTCTTATTCTGAAGCAGGTCGTAGATATGTTAAAGAATGGTATCCTGCAGGTTTAAGAACTCGTATTATGCCTAATGGTTCTATTTTAATTATTAACACAAGGTATCACTATGATGATTTGTGTGGTTGGTTATTAAAACAACAAGATGAATATGCTATTTCACCTTGGGAGGTTGTTAAGATTCCTGCTTGGTTAGATGAACAATCTGCAGAACTATTACAGTTACCTGTTGGTTCTAGTTATTTTCCTGAATGGAAATCAGATGATATATTAGCTATAGATGAACAAGAAATAAAAGCATCTAATGGAGCAAGATATTGGAATGCATTATATATGCAAGACCCTACACCTGATGAAGGTGGTTTAATAAAAAAAGATTGGATACAATGGTGGGAATATGATTCTCCTCCAACATGTGATTTTATTATACAAACATTTGATACTGCTTTTTCTACAAAGACAACAGCAGACTTTAGTGTAATACAAACATGGGGAATATTTACGCAGTATGAAGAAGATGAATATGGATATGAAAATTTTAAAGGTAATTTAATTTTACTTGGTAATATAAAAGGTAGATTTGAATATCCAGAACTAAGACGTATATCACAACAATTATATTATGAATATAGACCTGATGTTTGTATGATAGAAAAAAAAGCTAGTGGACAATCACTAATTCAAGATATGCGTAGAGCAGGATTGCCAATATTAGAATATATACCTGATAGAGATAAGGTAGCTAGAGTACATGCTGCATCTCCTATGATAGAAGCAGGTAGAGTATGGATACCTAAAAATAAAAAATGGTCAGAAGATTTATTACAAGAAATGTTACGTTTTCCTAATGCTGCTCATGATGACCAAGTAGATGCTATGACTATGGCAATACACTATATGAAAGAGTCTTGGCATTTACAACATCCTGAAGACCCAGAGTGGGAAGATGCACCTCGTAAAAAAAAGGTTGCATATTGGAGAACATAATGGTATAATTATGTTTTAAAGGGGAATTATGTCAGTATTAAAAACAGGGAAACAATTCATAAAAAATTTATTTATTCATAAAGTAACAGCTTCAGATTTAAATAATTATAGAAGAAGCTGTAATGCACACTATGATGACGTGTGTATGTAAGGGGGAGTAATGGCAACAGAAAAAAATCCATTTGAACAAATACCACAAGAAATAAAAAATGTTATTCAAATACCAAATAAGGTAGAAGATACAGATGCTACATTTGAAGTAGAACCTGATGGTGGAGTGGTTGTAGATTTTACACAAACAACAATAGAAATGGAAGCTGAAGAACCTACAAAAGAATGGTATGGTAATTTAGTTGATACTTTAAATGAAGAAGAACTTCAAGAAATATCTTCAAATGTAATAGATAATTATTCTGCAGATAAAGATTCTAGAGCAGAATGGGAATCTATGTTCGAAAGAGGATTTGATTTATTAGGATTAAAAATAGAAGATGCTAGTGAACCTTTTGAAGGTGCATGTACAGCAGTACATCCTATGTTAATTGAATCAGCAGTTAAGTTCCAATCAAAAGCAATACAAGAATTATTCCCTCCTAATGGTCCTGTTAAAACTCAAATAATAGGAAAGTCAACAGCAGAAAGAGAACAACAAGCAAATAGAGTAAAAGACTTTATGAACTATCAAGTGACAGAGCAGATGCCTGAATATTTTGATGAGTTTGAAAGAATGTTATTTCATTTACCTTTAATAGGTTCTGCATTTAAAAAAGTTTATTATGATGCTACTTTAAAAAGACCAGTATCAGAGTTTATTCCTATAGACCAATTTTATGTTTCTTATTATGCATCTAATTTAAGAAAAGCTGATAGGTATACACATGTTATTTATCGTAATCCTATAGACTTAGCTAGAGATATGCGTTCAGGAGTTTATAGAGAAATAGATTTACCTGAAGCTACTAATCCTAATCCTACATCTTTATCTTCAAAGATGGATACAATATTAGGATTATCTCCTACTCAAGATAGTGACCCACAATATACATTACTAGAACAACATTGTTATTTAGAAATAGAAGAAGATTATGCTCTTCCATATATTATTACTGTAGAAGAGCAATCAAGAGAAATATTAAGTATTAGACGTAACTATCAAAAAGATGATAAGAAACAAGAAAAGATTTCCCATTTTGTTCATTACAGGTTTGTTCCTGGTTTTGGATTTTATGGGTTTGGCTTGATGCACTTTCTAGGCAACTTAACTATGACTGCAACAGCAGCTATGAGAAGCTTAGTAGACGCAGGTCAATTTGCAAACTTACCAGGAGGATTTAAAGCAAAAGGAGTTAGGTTAGTTGGAGACAATGAACCTATAAGTCCAGGTGAATTTAAAGAGATAGAAGCTACTGGTGTAGATTTGAGTAAGGCAATCATACCTCTCCCCTATAAAGAACCTTCCTCTACTCTATTTCAAATGTTAGGTTTTGTTACACAAGCAGGACAAAAATTTGCTGATAGTACAGAACAAATTGTTTCTGATGCAGCATCTTATGGTCCTGTAGGAACAACAATGGCATTATTAGAAGCTTCTAGTAAATTCTTTTCATCTATACATAAAAGATTACATCACTCTCAAAGAGAAGAGTTTAAAATTCTTGCACGTATAGATTATGATTATTTACCAATGGAATATCCTTACGAGGTTCCTTTTGCTGAACAAAGTGTATTTAAAAAGGATTTTGATGGTAGGGTTGATGTAATCCCTGTATCAGACCCTAACATTCCTTCTAATGCACATAGGATGATGATTGCACAGATGGCTCTCCAAATGGCACAACAGTCCCCTCCTGGTATGTTTAATATAGAAGAATTAAATAGAACAATATTAAATGCTGCTAATATGCCTAATCTTGAAAAGATACTACCTCCTAAAAAGAAACCACAACCTATGGACCCAGTATCAGATATTATGTCAGCAACAAAAGGTATACCAATAGCAGCTTTTGCAGGTCAAAATCATGATGCCCATATTCAAACTAAGATGGCATATTTACAAGACCCTATGAATGGTGCTAATCCTATCATGGCTAGAATCAAACCAATACTTGAAGCAAATATACAAGAGCATTCTGTTATGAAATATCAAGAACAAATTAGTGGTGTTACAAAGATGGCAGGTCAGCAAAATCCACAAGCTGTAGAGATGGCAATGGCACAAGCAGCACAACAAGTATTAAATGCTAATCAAGCTATGGGTATGGCACAATCACCTGAACAACAAATGGTTGCTTTAGAACAAGCTAAAGTAGAACTAGAAAAAGAAAAACTTAAAATGTCTTCTGCTAAAAATTCTGCAGAAGCTGCATTAGAATCTCAAAAATTAGAAATAGAAGAAATGAAATTATTAAAAGATTCTGCAGTTGCAGGTCAAACTGCTATGATGAAAAAACAAAAAGGAGATATGGATAGAGCAAGTAAAGAAACTATGAAGTCTCTTGACTTATTAACAAAGACTGTTATAGCTGACCAAAAAGCAGAAATAGATTTAGAAAAAATTAGAGCAGATGCTATGAAAAAAGTAGCTGAGCTAGATGATGTTGATGATAGAACAAGAAGTTTTAAGTTAATAGATTTTATGTCTGAAGCTATAAAGGAACAAATGAATAATGGAAATACTAGACGAGATACTGAATAAGTATAAACAAGAAGTACAATCATTAAAAGATTCTGTAGCCAGTGGAAATATAGATACTCTCGCAGGCTACAAACAAGCAGTAGGTCGTATCCAAGGTGTAGAATGGTCTATGGATACTTTAAAAACAATAATACAAAGAATGTATCATAACGAGGAGGAATAATGCAGAACGTAACTATGGGTCGTGCCATAAAAAATGACATGTGGATTACAGAAGAAGAATTACCTAATCCAGATGTATTACCAGAACTACCAGGTTATCATATTTTAATTAGACCTGTTAGTATTAAACAAACAACTAAGGGTGGAATATTTTTACCAGATTCTACTAGAGATGATATGGCATATCTTACAACTGTTGGTCAAGTTGTAGCAATAGGTGATTTAGCTTATCATGATATGGAAAAATTTCAAAAAGGACCTTGGTGTCAATTAAATGATTACGTATGTTATGGTAAACATGCAGGTCAAAAGATAAAATATAAAGGTGTAAAGTTTATTTTATTATATGATGACCAGATTATAATGAAAGTAGAAAACCCAAAAACATTAGACCCTACTTATAATTTATCTAATTAAAGTATTGTGTAATTAAAAAAAGTATTGTATAATTACATTATTAACGTAAATCGGATGTATCGTTAGCAACGAAAGGAAATAAAATGTCAGAAGAGTGGAACAAGGTAGAAGTAGAAAAACCAGAAGAAAAAGAAAAAATAGAATATGAGGTTGAAGAAGAAGAGAAACCTGTAGAAACAAAAGCAGAAGAAATAAAAGAAGAAAAAGAAAAACCTAAAGAAGAAGTAAAAGAAGAGGTAAAACCAGAAGAGCCAAAAGAATTAGAAGGTATAGATACCAAAGGTGCTCAAAAAAGAATTAGACAATTAGTTAAACAAAGAAAAGAAAAAGAAGAAGAAGTTGCTAGACTAATTAGACAGAATGAAGAATTAGCAGGTAGAGTAAAAAAACAACAAGAAGATTTTGTAAAGTTAGGACAATTAAATTTAACTGCTAATGAAAAACAAATAAAAGATAAATTAGAATTAGCAAGAACAGCTTATGCAACAGCACACGAAGAGGGTAATGCTGAAAAATTATTAAAAGCACAAGAAGCATTAAATGAAGCACAAGTTGATTTAAAAAATTTAGAAGTAACTAAACAAAATTTTAAGACTGATGAGGTTGCACCACAACAACAAACAACACAACCTCAACCAACACAACCAACACCTGACCCAAATGCAGAAGAATGGGCAGCAAATAATGATTGGTTTGGTAAAGATAGAATTTTAACAGCAAGTGCACTGGCAATAGATACTGAATTAAAAGAAGAAGGCTATGACCCAACAAGCACAGAATTTTATCAAGAGATAGATAAAAGGTTAAAAGAAAATTTCCCTAATAAGTTTAAAAAGGAAACTAAAGAAGAAAGTCGTCAGCAGGACTCGACACCTGCTCAAGTGGTTTCTGGAGTTTCACGTAGCACTCCAGGCTCTAGTAAAAAAGTTAAACTTTCAAAAGAAGATGTAAGATTAGCTAATAAATGGGGAATACCACTTGAACAGTATGCTCAAGAAAAGCTAAAGGCAACTAAAGCTGAAGGTGAATATACAACTATTAACATGCAACGTGGAGGATAATCAATGACACGAACTAATACACGTAGTTCTCAACTTAGAGAAAATACTACTAAAGAACAAACTACATATACTTTTGAAGAACCAAGATTATTAGATATACCTGAAGAAGTAGTAAATCGTTTCGCTAACGAAGGTATGTCTTTAGGATGGCTTAGACTAACTGTTAAAGGAAAAGAAGATGTTTCCCATATAGGAAGAAAAATGCAAGAAGGATGGGAGTTTGTTAAAAAGGAGGAAGTACCTGAGATGGAACACTCATCTGTCGTGAGAGATGAAGGTCGATATACTGGAGCAATCTGTCGTGGAGATGTTGCGTTAGGTAAAATACCTACTGGTCGTATCGAAGCTAGAAAGACATACTATAAACAAAAGTCTGATTCATTAATGCAGGCAGTAAATAGTCAATTAATGAAGACTGGAGATTCTAGAATGCCTATTAGCAACACAAGTAAAACTCAAACCATTAGAGGAAAAACTCCTAAATTTCAGAGTTAATTCTCTAATAATTTTTTTATAATTTTAAAGGAGAGAAACTATGGCTCATGTAAAAGCTTTTCAAGGTTTCGTTCCTGCTAGAAAAAAGGGTGGTGCTTACAACACTGGTTCTTTCACTGATATTTTTTCACCTACATCAGGTGGAGCATGTAACAATAAAATATTCACAGGGGACCCTGTTGTATTACCAGGTGCAAACTTTGCAACCATTTCACCTTTTATAGCAGCAACACTAAAACCTTCAGGTATATTTGCAGGGTGCTCTTTTGTTTTAAATGGCGAGCAAAAATTTAGTCGACATTGGACAACAGGAACTTCTGCAAATGGATATTCAGATGTTAAATTCTTTATCATCACAGACCCAAATCAAACTTACTACATTCAATGTTCATTATCATTATCTGCTAATGAATTAATGGTACAAAAAAACTATAATGTAACTGTTAGTTCAACAGCAAGTTCTGGTAATACAACAACTGGAAACTCTAGTTATTATTTATTAGCAGCTTCTGGTGGAGAAACAGAACAAGCAGCAAGAGTGATTGGTAAGAAAAAAGATGGTGAAGAAAATGATGACTCTGATGCTTTTCCAATCGTTGAAGTATTTTTAAACACACACAGAGACAGATATGTCACTGCAACTGCATCAACTGCATAATTTAAAGGAGAATAAAATATGGCTATAAATAGAGCAAGTATTGCTAAAGAACTCCTTCCAGGATTGAATGCAGTCTTTGGTACGGAGTATGGTGAGGTAAATGACGAACATGCACCTCTTTATGAAATAGAAAACTCTGATAGGGCTTTTGAAGAAGAAGTTCTATTTACAGGGTTTGGCACTGCACCTGTAAAAGGTGAGGGTGAAGCTGTTTCTTTTGATGATGCACAAGAAAGTTTTACAGCTCGTTATGACAACGAAACTGTAGCACTAGCTTTTGCTATTACAGAAGAAGCAATGGAAGATAATCTATATGATACTTTTGCAAAATTAAGAGCAAAAGGATTAGCTAGAGCTATGGCAAATACTAAGCAAGTGAAAGCTGCTAAAGTATTTAATAATGGTTTTAGCACTGCAGCATCTGATGCTATAGGTGATGGTCAACCATTTTTTAGTGCGTCTCACCCAACTATATCAGCAGGTACGCAAACTAATCTGTTTACAGGAGCAGCTTTATCAGAAGCTTCTATAGAAACAGCAGTAATTCAAATTCAACAGATTAAAGATGATAGAGACATTTTAATTGGTGCTCAATGTGTATCATTACACATACCAAATGATTTAATGTTTACAGCATCACAAATTTTAAACAGTGAGTATTCAACTACTATTGTTAACAATGCTACCAATGTAAACGACATTAATGCTATTAGAAGCATGGGTGTTGTTCCTGGTGGAATGGTTGTCAATAGAAGATTCACTGATACTAATGCTTATTTCTTTAAAACTGATGTTCCAAATGGTACAAAGATGTTTAATAGAACACCTTTACAAACTAAAATGGAACCTGATTTTGATACTGGTAACTTACGTTTCAAAGCCAGAGAAAGATATTCATTTGGAGTATCTGACTGGAGAAGTTACGTAGGTAACGAAGGTGCTTAATCACTAATCATTAGGGAGGGTAGTAAAATACTCTCCCTATTTTTAAAGGATAATAAATGTCTAAAAATATTACAGCAGTAAATAAATCAGGTGGAGATGGAGCAATCATTGCAACAAATGGTATTACAAGAATAGTAGCTATTCATGCATATTCTACTGTGGCAGGTACATTTGCCATAGCTGATAGCACAGGAGATAAAATAAAGTTTCAAGTTCCTGCTAGTGGAACAGCAGATATTTATATAGGTGACATGGGTGTTAGATGTGAAGCAACAGTAAGTGTATCTACTCCTAATGCAGGTAGTGTAACCTTATTTGTAGGATAGTAAATGCCTAATTATTCATTTCTTAAAACTGATATAATTAATACAATAGAAAATGATTCAACAGAGTTTGAAGAGCATATATCTTATTTTGTTGAAAAAGCTGAAGGTAGAATAGTAAAAGAACTAGATGACCCTGGTTTAGATAACTTTTCTACTTTTTCATTTACAGCTTCTGACCCAGTAGTTAGTTTACCTGCTGATACATTAGTTGTAAGAAATGTAAATTATACTACAAGTGTTTCAACTACAGCAGTTCCTGCTAATTCAAAAGTTAATTTATTACAAAGAACATATGAATATGCAATAGATTATTTTCCTTTTGCTAGTGCATCAACAGGAACACCAAGATATTATTCAAGAAAAACTAATACACAAATTTATATTGTACCAACACCTGCATCAGCAATATCAGGTGAAATACAATTTACACGCAGACCTTTAGCTTTAGCTAGTGCTACAGGTACAAGTGTAACAACATCTAATTATTTTAGTGAATTTTGCTATAACGCATTATTCGCAGCATGTATGGTAGAAGCAATGTATTTTATAAAAGATTA